TTCATTATCATATCTTTCGCCATTATAGTCATAATAGCTATTAACAATAGCCATCCATATTCCCCGATAAGGCTCTCCAAAAAACCTTCCACTTTCTGTTTGTCCATTTGACCTTGAGATAAATCGGCTAAGTTAGTAGCCACATTCATCACCTCTGGCGCTATTTGAGAAATGTCACTCATAAGTTTCTTTGTTTATTACACTTTTTTCAGTGTAAAATGATTGTGATGTCAAAAGTAAAGAGTACGGGAGATTTTGATTCTCTCGATATTGCGGACGGACGGATTAAAATTCATCAAAGGGATCCAATAAAGCCTAGGGATAATTTTTACATAGATGAGCTGCCTTGGACAGAAAAACAAAAACGTTTCATAGACATTTCTTTAGATAGATCTACAAGGTTAATATTATGTAAAGGTCCAGCAGGAAGCTCAAAAACTCTAACTGCTGTTTATTCGGCGCTTCAATTACTAAACAACTCAAAAGTATCTGATGTCATTTATATGCGCTCCGCAGTAGAAAGTTCTGATTCTCGATTAGGTTTTCTTCCCGGAGACGCAGATGAAAAACTTCATTATTACAACTTGCCGTTTATGGACAAGTTGGATGAACTTCTAAGCGAGGAAACTGTAAAAAAGCTACAAAAAGAAAAAAGAGTTTCTATACATCCCGTTAATTTTGCCAGAGGAATGAGTTGGAACGGTAAGGCTATTTTATTAGACGAAGCTCAAAATAGTTCTTTCAGGGAAATAGTTACAGTACTAACCAGAATAGGCAAATATTCTAGATGCTTTATTATGGCCGATCCTATGCAGACTGATTTAAAAAATGGTAATAGAGGAGGATTTTTAAAACTCTTTGATATTTTCGATGACGAAGAGAGTAAGAAAATGGGTATTCATACTTTTGAGTTCAACGAAGAAGATATCGTAAGGTCAGAACTAACTAAATTTATAGTTACAAAAATTAACGAGAACGAGACTTATTGATATTTTTTTGAATTAATTTAGATAACGTAGAGGAGAACTTCCTTACTTCCCTTTCGCTTTTTTCCCAAAAGAAGGCGTGAGTTATTTCTTCTATTAAGACGCTCATTTTGCGCCGATCTTTTAAGTTGGGGTCTATTAGTATTTGGGGGTTTTCTGCTTCAGGAGAACAGCAAAGTCCCTCTGCGTTATATTTATAATGCGGTTTTTTCCATAATAATTCGTATTCTACGCCGTCCGCATTAGTGAATTTGGAATCCTGCATACCTATTATGTAATACACTTTTTTTGAAAAACCTTTATTTTTTAATAATATATTTTGTGTAATCATATTTATGAAAATGTATTGTCTATCTTGTGGTTCTGGTACTGAATATTCTTTGAACAAGCCAAAGTTTTGTGCTAGCTGCGGCAGTTCATTTACTTCTACGGCTAGCGCAGCTCCAGCTAAGAAAGTATTTAAACCCGTACCCAGTGTAGCAAGAGTAGAAATTGAGGAAGAAGAAGAGGAGTACTTTTCTACGAATATGAGTAAATTAGATTTCGAAATTCAAGGAGAGAGAAGGGTGCGGCCGACTAGACTGGAAGACATTGCGGGGTCAAATCCAAACAGTATAGACGACGGCTATCAGAGGGAGGTAGACTCAAGCTATTCAAAAGAAACTATTGCGCAAGATTTTCTAAGAGACGCTGGGTCATCCCGCTTTAACGATGCCCAAACGTAAACCTCAGTTTGAAGACTTTATAGAACAGATAGATGTCGAAATAAAAAAAAGAAAGTCTAAGTGGAACTTGACGGCTCTTGCTTGGATGGATTTCGACGATGTCTCGCAGATTCTAAGAATTCATATTTTTAGAAAATGGCATCTTTATGACCCTAAAAAACCTCTTAATCCTTGGATCAATAGGATTATATCCAATCAAATAAAAAATCTGATACGTAACAATTACGGGAATTACTGTCGTCCATGTTTGAAATGTGCAGCGGCCGAGTCTGGGGATCTATGTTACATTTACGGCAAGCAATCCGAAGCTTGTCCACTATTTGCGAATTGGGTGAGGACTAGAAAGCAAGCTTATGATGCCAAACTTCCAGTATCCATAAATGATCATGAGTATGAAATAAATTCAGCAGAATATAGCGATATAGATATAATGTCACTCATGAATAAGTTGAATACAAAAATGAAAGAAATTTTAAAACCTGCGGAATGGAAAATATACAAAGCTTTATACATAGACAATCTTTCAGAGGAAAAAGCTGCCACTCTAATGGGTTATAAGACTAATGAGAAAAATAGAGTTCCGGGGTATAAACAAATTAAAAATGTCAAAAAGGCCATAATACAAAAAGTAAAAAAAATAATACACAGCGGCGAGGTTGAAATAATATGAAGTCTAAAAATATAGATCTTAGCGAAGGCCAGCAGTTAGCCATTCTAGAAGAGTGGAATAAAAGAACTGATGACCCCCCTTACATTAAGGAACTAATAAAACTTGTATTTCCCGATATACCAGAGGAGATGGTAGACGGTAGATCTAAATACGGAAGAGCAGTAAAAAAGTTTTTAGCCGAGAAGAGCTTAAACGCAAAAGTTTCTCACAAGTATTACCCAAAAGAAAAAGTCGAGCTGACAGAAGACCAAAAAGAATTTATAGATAATAATTGTAGCGCCATGAAACCTATGGATATGGCCCGTTTAATTTTTGAAGATAATAAAATAGCAGCTCTAGATTTAAGGTACAAGGTAGTCGCAGAATATATTAACGAACTTCCTAATCAAATTAAGTACTCAGATACTAATGACGAAGTCCCCGTAGATGGAGGGTACGCTCCGCCTAAGTCAGAATCCAGAGCGATAGTAAGGGTTAATAAATACGTACACAACGGTATAGATAAAGAAAAAATAACCCCTAAGATAAAAAAGAACATGAACACCTTAATTGCTTATATGCATACGTTCAGGTTCTTACATCAAATTAGTACCTATGCAATCGAGACGGATCGCGAGTTATTTGAGAGTAGCTTTGTTAGATATACTTGGGACAAGTCCGACCTTTCTCAAGAGGAGGTTGATCAGTACATAGTACTCTCTGCGGAGGTAGTTATAGCCTCAAATATACAAAGGAGAGTGGAAAGGTTGCAAACCCTACTAGATCAAAACGCGGAAGATACCGAGGGGCGCAGGATGGCTATGAGTTTAGTAGAGGCAATCAACACCGCGCAAACCGAATACAATCAATGCGTTAATAGACAGACTAAACTCCTTAATGAGTTGAAAGAAAAAAGAAGTCAAAGGCTCAGTAAGGTTTTACAAGAATCTGCCTCCATACTAAACCTTGTAGAACTTTGGAAAGATGAAGAATCTAGGAATAAAATGATAAAGATCGCAGAGATACGGAAGAAAAATGTATCCGCGGAGATTGAGAGATTAAGCTCTATGGAGGATATAAAATCGCGTATTATGGGCATCAGCGAAGAAGAAGTTTTAAATGGTTAAGTGTCAAGAATGTGGGAAAGAATTTGAAAAAGATAAAGGTCTTCATCTTCATCTGAAGGCTCATAAATTGTCTATCGCTGACTATTACCATAAGCATTACCCAAGGAAAGATTTACATACAGGACATTTAATAAAATTTAAAAATAAAGACCAGTACTTTGCTTCCGATTTTAACAGCAAAGGAAATTTAAAGAACTGGTTGAAAAGAATTCCTATAGAAAAGGCTCAGGAATATTGTAGAGATATCCTTGAGAAAAGAAAAACTGAAAAAAATTTAAAATACACTCCTACCCAAGTTGAGCTTAGAACTCTTCCTATACCTCCTATATCTTACTATGAAGTTATTTTTGACAGCTATTATAAGCTTTGCGAACAGATAGGCTATAAGAATAAGTTTAAAAACATCCCCATTAAAAAAGAGTATGAAGAGACTTTTTCAAGTGAGCATTTAATTTATATAGACTCTCGAGAGCAGAACCCATTGAAGATAAATGATTTTCCAACCGAAGTCAAAGGTCTGAAGTTTGGAGACTACTGTTTAAACGACAAGGAAAAAACTCATAATACATATATTGAGAGAAAATCTGTTCCCGATTTGATAGGCACTCTAAGCTCCGGCTTAGAAAGATTTAAAAATGAAATAAATAGAGCCGCAGAAGAAAATGCTTATATGGTAATATTAGTAGAAAGGAAGCTTGATGAGTGTCTAGCTTTTAACAGACTTCCTTATGTCTACAAGAAGAACACTAGAGTGACTCCTGATTTTATTTTTCACAATGTAAGAGATTTGATCCAAGAGTTTCCTCATATACAGTTTCTTTTCGTTAACGGTAGAAAAGAGTGCGTGAGGATCATAAAAAAACTTTTATTGTCAGACGTATTGAAAGAAAAGCACGACCTCCAGCTTGCTTATGATCTAAAATTATTATAATGTGGTACTGCCCAGAAAAATATTCAAAACCTATTCCGAATTTAAATCAAGAGCTGCTTGATCTAAAAGGAGAGCTTCCAGATCGGCAAGCTAAGATTAGTTTAGCTAAATTTATGCGGGCTAATTTGGGATTTACCACCGAGCTTCTTTCCGGGATTAAGCTTGCCCTATATCAAGAGATAACGCTAAAAGCTTTTTTCAACCGTAACTTTAGCATGTGCGTATGGGGACGTGGATGCGGCAAGAGTTTCATCGCAGCCGTATATTGTTTTTTACAATGTATTTTCGAGCCTAGAACTAAGATACTAATTGCTGGACCTACCTTTCGTACCGCTAGATTCATATTCAATAACTTGGAAAAAATAGTCGAATCGAAAGAGGCGCAAATGTTAGCTCATGCTTTTGGAGCTAAATCTAAACGTAACGATCAGTTTGAGTGGAAAATAAATGAAGGCACGATTACAGCAATCCCCCTTAGTGGAGAAAAGATTCGTGGTTTCCGCGCTAACATTCTAGTCCTTGACGAGTTCTTACTTCTACCAGAGGAGACTATCAAAACAGTACTCATGCCCTTTTTGGTCGCTCCTCAAGATATGGCTGAACGTATCAAGATACGAGAAATGGAGGACGAGCTAATCAAAAAAGGTGACATGAAAGAAGAAGATAGGGTTCAATTTCAGAACAACTCCAAGATGATAGCTTTGTCTTCTGCCAGTTTTAGTTTTGAGAACCTGTATAAAACATACAAAGAGTGGATGAATAATATTTACTCTGAGGATATACAACAGTCTAATTATTTTATATCTCAGATGGCTTTCGATTCTATTCCCTCTGATATGATTGATAGCACAGTTATTGAGGAGGCGCAGTCTGGAGGCTCGTCGAATTCCTCTTTCCAAAGAGAGTATTGCGCTCAGTTCACTGATGGAAGTGATAGTTATTTTAGCGCGAAGAAAATGCATGACTGCACTATTCCGGACGGAGAGAAACAGCATACTTTAATAAAAGGAGATCCTGAAAAAAAATATATTTTAGCTATCGACCCGAGTTTCAGTAACAGCCCAAGTTCGGATTATTTTGCCATGTCTGTTTTGGAGCTGGATGAAGAAAAAGGTAATGAATCTACATTAGTTCATGCCTATGCCGTAGCAGGCGGAGACTTGAAAGACCATATAAAATATCTTTCTTACTTAATGACCAGCTTTAAAATAGAGTTATTAATTATAGATAACGCTGGATATCAATTTATAGATAGCGCGAACGAGTCAGAGCTCTTTAGAGACGCTAAGATGAACTTAAAGTTTTTTGATTTTAATAGCGATAAGACTGGAAACGATTACCAACAAATGCTTATGAAGGCTAAAAGCCAGTATAATGTAAAAGAAAACGTTATTTGTTTCAAGCAGTTATTTTCAAGTACTTTTCTTCGCGAGGCTAATGAGTATCTTCAGGCTTCCATAGATCATAAAAGGATTTGGTTCGCTTCTCGAACCGCCGCTTGCGGCAGCTTCTTTGACAAGGCTTCGGCCCAAGCTGTTCCTGTCAAGCTCATGCCTTATGAAAATAAGGGAGACTTGATTGAGTTCCAAGATGACATAATTTATCAGACCAGAAAACAATGCGCGTTAGTTGAGGTTAAAACCACAGCGAAAGGAGTTCAGACTTTTGATCTTCCCCAGCATTTAAAAAGAAGCACTTCCGCTAACCGTGCTAGAAAGGATAATTACACTACTTTAATGTTAGGAAACTGGGCGGTTAAGGCTTATAATGATCTTAAAAATACTCAAGTTGAACAAATTAATCACACTTTTACTCCCAGAATGCTAGGTTAAGTGTAAAATTAAAGTAAATTATGGCTGTAAGGAAGAAAACGGAACAAGGTGCGGAACCACTGATGGCAATGCATGAAGCAAAAGCCTCTCAGACAGGTCGACGCAGAAACGCTGCTGCCGATATCCCGCGGACAGATAGATTCAGGAATATCGATAACGGCATGATTCCGTTCAAGTATTCCCATGGAGTCAGCAATAACTCTAATATTGATGTTCGGGATACAATTATTCTGTGTCAAAAGGCTTATTACAATTTCTCTGTATTCAGAAATACTATAGATCTAATGACAGAATTCTCTATCAGCGATCTTTATTATACGGGGGGCAGCAGGAAGTCGAGAGAGTTCTTTGACACTTTATTTAAAAAGATAAACATTGACGATCTTCAAAGTAGATTCTTTAGAGAGTACTACAGATCAGGAAATGTATTCATGCACAGATTTGATGCAAAGATGGAAAAGTCTGACGCATTTAAAATAAACCAAACTTTTGGTCTGAGTCAAGCCTCAGAAGAATTGCAGATACCTTCTAAGTATATTATTCTTAACCCTTCTGACATACAGCTTCAAGGAAGCATTTCTTTCAGCACAGGCGTTTATTATAAAGTTGTGACTGATTACGAACTACAGCTTCTAAGACATCCTCAAACAGAGGAGCAGCAAGAAGTGTTTGACAGTTTACCTCAGCAAACGAAAGACTTAATAAATGATACTAAACGCGTAGGTATGAGCGCGGTGACTATTCCGTTGGACACGGATAAACTCATAGCTGTTTTCTATAAAAAGCAAGACTATGAACCGTTTGCAGTTCCGATGGGTTATCCAGTGCTAGAGGATATAAACTGGAAGCAGGAAATGAAGCAAATGGATATGGCTGTAGCTCGTACTACCAACCAAGCCATTCTGTTAGTTACGATGGGGGCGAAGCCTCAAGACGGCGGAGTTAATCAAAGAAATCTCATGGCCATGCAGAAGCTATTTGAGAATGAGTCCGTTGGTCGTGTCCTGATATCGGATTATACTACTGATGCTAAATTTGTTATTCCTGATATTGCTAATATATTAGATCCCCGAAAATACGACGTTGTTAATCAAGATATACAAATGGGTCTTAATAACATTCTTCTTAGCGATGAAAAATTTGCTAACACTAGTATTAAGGTTCAGGTATTCATGGAGCGCTTAAAACAGGCACGTAGAGTATTTTTAGAGAACTTCTTGATGCCTGAGATAAGACGCATATCAAAGGAAATGGGTTTTAAAAATTATCCCAACGCTCACTTTGAGGATGTTGATTTGAGAGACACTTCAGTTTACTCAAGAGTTTATAGCAGACTTATTGAATTAGGGGTTCTCACCCCAGAAGAAGGCGTTCAAGCTATAGAATCTGGGCGCTTTCCAACTGAAGAAGAATCGCTTGAGTCTCAGCGTAAATTTAAAGAGCTGAGAAACGAAGGACTTTATGAGCCTATTATTGGCGGCGCTAAAGGTCCTCAGATGAGCGGGAGGCCTGCAGGAAGCAATACCCCAAAAGAGACGGATACTAAAACTCCCATAGGAACTAAGGCCGCCCTTAATTTTAGTTTAACTAAAATCCAAGATAACTTAAATTTATCAGACAAGTTAAACTTAGAAGTAGAAGCCTCATTGAGGCAGATTCATAGTAGAAAAAGGTTAAGCAAGCAGCAAAAAGAAGTAGCTAGAGAAATAACAAATATAGTTATAGCTAACGAAGATCCAGAGAACTGGTTGGCAAAAGCCGGAAGGTACGCAGCCGAACCCACAGACAGAAACCACGAAAGAGTTAAAAAGATTCAAGATGTTGCGCTGGAACATCAAGTTGATGACTTCTTAGCTGGAATACTTTATGCGAGCGTTTATGAAGGAGATGCGTAATGGCAAAGCCAACTGTAATTTACAACTGTCAGGCTTTATTTCTAGGACCTGCTCCAGAAAGTGGTAAAAACTTTTTTAATTATTATGAGCCTTTACCGGTAAACGACGACTCCAATTTAGTTCAAAAGATTAACAGGTTGAATCCAATAGACAGGGTTCAATCTGTTTCTTATTCTATCAATGTTCCTCACACGGATATTACTCAAATTAATCAACGCGGTCTAGTTGATAGACCTATAATTAACCATCCCACGGTTAATGTTAATTTTAATTATTTACTGTGCGGTACCAAAAATGAGGCACGACTTGGACTGAATGTAAATTACCCTTTGTATAATTATCCGTTTAGTGGTCAATCTTACTATCCAGACAATGAGCAAGTATCTCTTTTATCGGGATTTTTTAACCCCAACAAGAACGATGAGGCCAGAAAGATTTGGGAAGACTTTCCATTAAATAGATATAGAGACGGAAAGAATATATATGTCGTTGTAAATCAAGAAGGAAATGACTTATACGGGAGACAATTTAAAGAAGACTTTAATCAGCCTGACGAGCATCAGTCTATAGATCCTAATTCGCCAGATTATCACGTTATAGGATTTGGAAACTGTTATTTAAATTCTTATTCAACCAGCGCTGCAGTAGGTGGTTTGCCTTCTGCTTCAGTTTCTTATACAGCTTATAATGCTTCTTTTACCATGAGCGGTAGCGGTTTTCAAGCGCCGGGAATAGAAACTAAAAGTGGGACTATCAGCCCCCAGAGAGAGGTTGTTATACCTAAAACTTTAGCTGAAGAAGGTTACGCTGCCCTTGCTCCCGGAGACATAACTCTAACAACTGATTCTTTTTCAGGGCTTGGTGTAGATTTTGACAAACTCCATATACAGGGATATAGCATCTCTATGGATTTAAATAGGCAAGAGCTAAGTAATTTAGGATATAGGTTCCCTGTAGATAATAGGGCTACTAGTACTATATATGCAAATCTTTCCATAGACGCATTAGTTGAATCAGGTAATAGCGGTACTCTTGTAGATCTGATCTCTATAAATAGCGGATATGATTTTACTATCAAAGTAGATCCGCAAAATTGCGAAAAGCCTACTTTAGCTCCAATTAACGCTGGAAAAATTCCGATCAACACCCAAGAAGAAGCTCTAAGATATACCTTTAAAGGGGCTAAGTTACAGAACTTCTCTTATGGGGCGTCTATTGGACCCAACAAAACTTTCTCAGCGAACTTTAATGTAGAGATAAACCCGGATGATAGAACAAATGGCCTCTTTATTAGTGGGGTCTTAGGTATGGAGAAAGTGGAGGATTTTATCCTTTTGGAGGGAGATGGCAATGATGGATTTTATTTACAACAAGAAAACAACACTCTATTGGTAACAAATCTACTTCCTCCATATTAAAAGAGTGTATATTAATATAAGGTTTAAGGCGAAATGGCAAATAAAAAAATATCTCAATTAGTAGGAATGGGAACAAATGAAGCTGTAAGTGGCTTCTATCTTCTCCCTGTTGGCGCCGGGTCTTCAACTGGTCCGTACACCACTAAGAAAATAACCACAAAAGAATTAGCAGATTTCATCTTTACGGGTGATAACTCAGCCTACGTAGGTTTTCCTGCGGGCACTTTATCAGGAGTTAATAAAGATATTTATTTTAATAACAATGACGATAATTGGGTAAATGCATCAAACACTGACGTAGCTTCATTTCCTTACCTTCAAGTTAGAAAATCTGACGGTCTTATCGTGACTGGGAGTGGAGTAGCCTTCGACTCAGCAACTACTCCATGGAATTACGACGCGGCTAGTGACATCAACATGCAGGACAATAATATTGGTAATGTTGGTTCTGAGATAACTTTTCAAGATGGGGGGAACATAGGGAGCGCTGCAGGAGGCATATCTGTTAATAATAACGCTAAAGTATCTTTAACGGCGCCTGAAGTAGAAATAAACGGATCTACTGAAATAGATTTAAATGGACCTGTTACTGTTCAGGGCAACTTAACTAATACCGGAGGAGATTTAACAGTAGAAGATATAATTATAGAAAATACTTCAAGGCATCTTGTAAATGATATTGGCGGCGGAACTAATATAAACTGGAGCTTATCAAATATCCAGAAAGTAGGTATTGATACGGATAGAAACTATAATTTTACTAATGCTCTCCATGGTCAAACTTTGACTATGTATATTAAAAATACTGATTCGTCAACGTCTATACTGCCTACATTTGCCTCGGGATCTTATGTTAAGTGGGGAGGGACTGGAGGTCCTCCTCACATAGATGGCGCAAGAACTAACGTATATACGTTCGTTTGTTATGATCAAGTTATATTTGCTTCGGCAATCACAGGGTACGTATTCTAATGGGTGTTAATTTTCCAACTGCCTTTTGGAAAGGAAGCAATCCAAGCGATGAGGAAATCAGAATCGATTGGGATCTTTATTTATATTATAATACTGCATCTAATATTGGGGCCGGGGAAGTTATATCAAGTAATGGCCCTCTTTTCTCAGCGATAGCCCAAAGCGCTCATCCTTATACAGTAAATGACGAAGATTATTATTTCAACTATTTATCAAATAGGACAGCGGATAACTCTAACGCTTTTTTCGGCTGGTTGTTAGAAGGCTACAGTCAGAATAATTTAGAAGGCTATCATAGAGGTAATCCTTTCATCGTAGAAAACGATGGAAGAGAATTAAATTTGTTTTTTGAGGCTGACCAAACAACTGTACTGGATTTATCCAGAGAAAATACTTACAGCGGTCCTAATTCACCTAGCGAAAAATATTATGAGGACGTTTTTAATCATTTTATTCAAAGTGGATACGCAGAGGGGTCTTTTACGCTAAATTCCACTTCAAATTTATCAATCACAGTTTCTGGCTTAGGAGAGAAGTATAGTTCAGATTTTGAAAAAATGCATTTGGCAGTAAATGACATCCATATATGCAAGGGCCAGTCCCCCGGCGGAGATGAGGACAATCCTTGGGACATGAATCAAGTTAAGTTATTCAATTCGGCCGGAGCTCAAACCCCCCCTGCAATTAATTATGAAAATCGAAATCAACTTAACACTAAGGTTGACCAAGATAATAGAAGATCTTATACGACAGCAGGAGGACAAGCGACTTTTACTACGCCAGTTAACCCGTTGCAAAATATGGAGGCTGGAGTACAACATACCATAAAAATATATTTTAATACTAATGATGGGCAGTACAACAGTGGAGCTTTTTACGGGTTTAAATTTAACTTTTCATAGTTATGGCAATTACAAGATACGCAGGAGATAGATTTACGGTAAACACCTCGGATACAAAACCGACAGGTGTTTTGGATGGCGCGTATCTAATCGACACGGGTAACTTGACTCAATGGGTGAGGAGAACGGCAGGTGGCACTTCTCAGTGGAATCAATTAGCTGGTGGCGGAGGTGGAGGAGGTACTCCCGGCGGCGCGAATACTCAAGTTCAGTTTAATAATGCAGGAGCTTTCGGCGGCGATGCTGATTTAACTTTTACTAATGGTAATAGGCTTAATGTTAACAAGCTGGGTATATCTGGAAACATTTATGATTCTAATAATTCCATTGGAGAGGGAGGGATGGTCCTCACCAACGAAGGAACAACCGGCGTTAATTGGAAAAGTATTGAATCTGTTTTATCTGGCGTCGGAGGTTCCGGCGTTGCTAATTATGTAGCTCGTTGGTCTGATGAAGATACTATAACAACGGGAGTTTTAGTTGATAATGGAACTAATGTTGGCATAGGTACAGCTGGCCCACAACGGTTACTTGCTATAAAAGGGGACTCTAAGCATTTTGGAGCTTACGCTGCTGACGATAGTCTTTCTGCTTTATTAGGAACTGATGCTAATGGAGATGGTCAGCTATTGTTAGCAGACCTTAATGGAACCACAAAAGTTCTTTTCGAAGCTGAGGCTGACGCTAACAGCTACATAAATAATGGCGGCAATTTTGGTTTAGGTACAGCTGCTCCTGCTGCCCCGCTAGACGTCCAATCTGCGAATGGGGATAGTGTTGGCATTAGGGTGACTGCTGGCTATAAAATGCAGTTTTTAAATGGCTCTAATAACACTAACTCAAGTATATATAATAATGGAGCGTCAGGAGTAGCTCAATTAGATTTTCAAATTGCGGGAGCGACTAAGGTAACTATAGATAATGACGGCGATGTTGGCATAGGAACAACTACGCCATCCGCTAAACTTTTTATTAAAGGAGACTCTACTTCAAGGACGTTTCACGCAGTTGGCTCATCTACAACCGCAGCAGTAGGGTATTTTTATACAAATGAGGTTCACACGGGGACAGCAACTAATGCTGCTGTATCAATCCGATCCGATCACGCCTCTTCTACGGGTCAGATTCTTCATGTGCGGGGTGATGGTTCTGGGGACCTATTGACTCTAGACCAAGGCGGCACAAGTCGTGTAGTTGTTAAGGCTGATGGCGATGTTGATATTTTAAACAGACTCGGTGTGGGAGGCGTACATAGTGGTAGCTACGGTCTGTATGTTCATGGGACGAGCTATTTTGATGGCATTGTGACACTCGGCTCAGGAACAATGTTAAGACGTTATGAGTCTGCTTGGACAAATGCCACAACTCACGATGTTTTGCTCTCTAGCTGGTATTCAGCGCTTGGGGATTACCTTTACCTTAAAGTGCCGGGTAATAGTGTTTCCAATCACGGCGCAATAGTAATCTCCGATGGGCTTGGCACATTTTTTGGTCACACCGATGTAGAGATCGGGCCTATTACAAATTCAGGCACAGCACCGTTAACAACAACTCATGCAAGAATAGGGGCTACCAGTTTTTTTAATGGCAGTGTTGGTATAGGAACAGATGATCCAGTAACTCCTCTTCACGTAAACAGTGATGGGAGCGCTAATGGCACAGCGATGACCAATCAAATCTTACGTATTACTCCTGCTGATGGCAATAATGGTATTAATATAGGATCTGACGGGACAAATGGATTAATTGGCCCAACTAACAATGATACAGATTTACGTTTTTTAAGTAGGACAGGAGGCACTTACAGTTACGCTATGACTATAAATGGCGCAGACGGTAATGTTGGTATAGGCACAACTGATCCCGGGGGAAAGCTAGAGAGTTATATAACAAGCGGTGGGCAAAAAGGACTACGTCTAAACAGCAATTTTGCCGGAGGTAACACGGTTGACTTTATTCCCGCTATTGTTGGAGTTTCAAACGCCGGATTTAGTATAGATTTAGCCGGAGCTAATAGGCTTGTTATTAATAGCGATGGCAACGTTGGTGTGGGAACAAATGCTCCAGAAGCTGCTTTAACTGTCGCTGGCCCTAATTATACCCATGCCATATTTAGAACAAATCAATCAACCGCCTCCGAAAGAGCAGGCGGCGGATTTAGTTCTTTAGGTCACGCTACGGCGACAAGTAGGTTTGCTCGTTTATTCTTGGACGCAGACGGAGCTGACTTTAGTGGCACTGATTATTTTACTATTGAAAAATTTGGAAATAGTGGTGAGGTCAAGCTCTTACAATATAGTAATGCAGATATGTCGTTCTGGGTGAATACTTCGACCCAAGCGATGACCATTAAAAACGATGGTAAGGTTGGAATAGGAACAGTTACTCCGGGAACAATATTACATATTAGGCAAAATGATGCGGTTGGCCCAACCATAAGTCTAACAAATAATCCTAAAACAGCATATATAAATTTCTGGGGAGCTACTGGCGGAGGAGCCGACAGGACTAACCAATTTGAAATTAATGCAGTTCACACCGGATATGGAATTACTCTTGCCACAAAAGATTATGTTCGTTTTAAAACTGATGGAATTGGCGCAGCTGATGAAGCGATGCGAATTAATGCTGACGGCAATGTCGGCATAGGGACAACGGCTCCTCTCGGAAAGCTCCATGTTTACGGAGGGCAAGTTAGAATATTAGATGTTACGGCAGCTCCTAGTTACGGAGCTAGATTAGT